ACTTATTCATCCATAACTGAACAGCTTCTACTCTAGCTGTTGCGTTATCTCCTAATTCTTTTGATACAGATTCAAGATCAACTTGTTGCCCACCTATTGCATTCGTATATTTTTCAATGCCCTCAGCAAATTCTGTTTGGCTTAATCCATTTTCCCATGAATAGTTAGACCACCAGTTAAGTAACTCATTATCTACAGCCTCAGATTCATCTATAGATTCTGGTAATACATACTCACCTACTGACGCAGGTCGTTCTGCAAAAGCTTCTGTTTCCATTTCTTCCATAAGCTTAGTGCGTAACTCTTCTTCACCTTTACCTAGCTTGCCCTCTAGTTCGCCATATGCTTTTGCCATATCAGCAGGGTCACTAAACTTTTCAGGTAACCATTCAGGTCTAGCAACTTCTGTAGGTGCAGTTTCTACTGCAGGTGTTTCTGCTGTTGCTTCAGCAGGTGCTTCACTTTGTGTTTGTAGTAATGTTTCTTCCATGATTTATCCTCTCTGCATGTTGAACACGTTTGGCAATTAATGCCACTAAGTATCTTTGTCCCTCAAGATGCCTTAACTCTTCAGCAGATATGTTTGCTCCAGTTATTGCTTCTATGGTTATGGACTTCAGATATTGTAAAGTAGCCAGACCACTGGGGGAGTTAAAGGTACTAGCTAAATCTTGGGAAATTTTTTCGTCTTGTTCTTTTGAACGAGGGTATCCATCAACCCCCAAGTGCTTGGATGTTTGGGTTTGCATTCGGGTCTATTCCTGTTTGTTGTTGCATCTGTTGTGCCATCTGTACCATCTGCTGACGCTCACCTACATCACGAATCAAATGGTCTGGCACACCAAATTTCTTGGCTAGATAGATAGCAGTTTCCTCTGAGGAGACAAGGAGATTAACTACCTCTGGACCGAAACGGCCTGCAACCATTTCGAGAAACCTATCTAGGGAAACAATGTCTTGATTAGATTGTGCCTGTGCCAGTGGGGAAACACTTTTTATCTTTACTTCTCTACCATTAACAGTTGGGATTTCTATCCTGCCTTGCTTTGATAAAAGATAAACCACACGTTGAAGAACAGGCTGAACCATCTCTGCTTGTAGTCTGCCAAATGCAGAACCAATCTTCCTAGATAAATCAGCCATACGTTCTGCTACCTCAGTAGCTGATGCAGGTGTTTTGTTCGGATCACCAAGCATGTCATTATACAATGCTCGTTTAATATTGTTACGCATATCATTAAGAACTAGATTAGCAACATCAAAGTTACCTGCTGCTCTTATTGGTTGCAGTCCTTGAGAGTTAGGTGCTTTAGGTATTACAGTTCCCGGCACTAAGTTAATTGTATCTACGTTAATAACACCATCATCATCCATCTGATAGATACCTGATATAGCCATCTGTGCATTCTCAAGAACTAATTCTATTGTAAGATTAGCAGACTTGATAGCACTTAACGCATTGACTGCAGGACCTCTTCCATAAATTTCACCAGAGGCTTTACTCCAACGGAATGCAATAAAAGGATTAGAACCTACGCCTGAGTATTCTTCCTGTAGTATTAGTTGTTTATCACCACACTCGATAACCATATAACTATATCGTTCTTCGTTTGGTTTATCATATAGCTTACAGGATACTTCTAGTATTTTACATTTACTATCAGGATACTTCTGTATCTTTTCTAATGTCTTAGTTGAAAATGTACCACGTGGATATGCCACAGGTAAGTCTTCAAACTTTAATTCTCTTTCTCTATATACATGATCTATCCTACCATCAGGCCCAACATCTAATACAACATGTGGTAATGGAATAGAATGAAAACGTATAGGATTCAAAGCATCACCCTCAGTAACAGCAAGCACTGCCGTACCTAAAGCAAGGTCTATAAAACATTCATGTATCTCTTGAGCAAAGTTTGATGTCTGTAGTATTTCAAATATATACTCAGTTACTTTATCTAACTTGTTATTAATCTCATCAGCTTCTTCTTCGGGCACTTCACTGCCTGCAACAAAGTCTGCCCATCTAGCAAAGTTAGGAACTAATCCTGACTGTAGTCTTGATGCAAACTCTTGCACACCAACGACTGCTGTCTCATCAAAGATTCGATCATCACGTCTTTGACCGGGCGTATAGTTCTTAAACCCTTGTCTTTGTGGGAGGCAGTACTCAAAAATTTCATCATAGAGTTCTTCAAACTCACGTCTGATTGTTTTGGCCTTTTCGTATTTAGCCATATAGCTTTGAGCTAAATCAATCATTAGGTATCGTACCTATTATAAAAACCAACACCACCACCTGAGCCAGTTAGTAATGATCGTCTACCAGTACCCTTACGTTTTCTTGAGACAGTTTCTTCTAATGCTTCCTGCTTCATTTCTGAAGTCTTTACTTGCTCTTTAGCTTTCTCAGACTCACGTTCCTTTGCTAACTCAGGATCAGGTGCAGGTGTTTTTGGTGACCTTGAAAGACACATATATAACTCCTTTTCTTTTAGCCATAACTATAACATAAATATAACGCAACGCACAAACGTTACATTCTTGACCACAGTCCTTGTCGTCTTTGTTGTTTAGGTTGTCTGGTAAATACATCAAAGTCTGTGCGTGCATTGAATGCACTGACAGTTTTGAACTGACCCATCACTTGTCTGCCCTCACCTGAGCCTAACATTAAATATTGTAATGCGTCATGTATATGTGAGAATCTATCTTTTGCAGGTTTGTCTTCATAGCGTTCACCTGATACTTGCATACGTCTATAGTGATAGCCACCCTCAAACCCTTTGATTAATTCTTTGCATCTATAATCTATTAGTACACCTGACTGCCCATCAACCATACGTTGCAATGGCCCTGATACAGATTCAAGTCTAAGAGACACGTCATTACTATGAGTTGGTCTGGCTTTTAAACCTGCACCTCTAAGTATTTGGAATGGAGTACTCTCATCAGTCTGTGCTCTGAAGTCACCTGCAGGATCACCAAATATATTAACTTCACAGTTAGCGTAACGCATTGCTATCTCTTGTCTTAGTAACTCAGCGAATCTAACTATACCCATATCAAAAGCTACAATCTCTTGAAGCAAAAGCCAACGCCCCCTTACCTTTTGTCCAAAGACTGCAGCAGGGGTCAAGCCAAAATCTAATCCAATAAATAAAGGCATACCATCTGCGACGGGTATCTCTTCGTTTGCAACATGGACATCTGTTCTAAACATATTATACACAGGCTTACCATCTTGGATATGACCTAGTCTGTTCATTACATAGACATCTATCCAACTCTTTGTCTTACCTTGTATCAAGTTAGAATAATAACTTGTCATCATATGCTTTTTGTTTTCAGCTACAGGATTAGGATTATACTTTACTATCAATCCCTCTTCATCTTTATCTTCTAACATAGCTGAGGGTTGAGTATAGAACTTCCAGTTATCAGGTTTAACAAGCATCCTAGATTCTTCAGAACTAATATGATCAGGTATAGGAACTTCGCCTGCCATGATTGGCCACCAATGATCTTCTTCGGGTGCGTTCGTATCTGCAATAACCCCAGTCCAAGTCGGACCTCCGTCTCTCATGGATGGGTATCTACCAACACGCATAGTACATGCATCAATAATTGACTTAGGTATTTCCCTAGCCTCGTTAATCCATATGCCAGTTAGTTCGAGCGAGAGGAGTTTCTTAACGTCTTCAGGTCTGTCGAGTGCAAGGAATATAACCTCCAACTCCAGATCACTCTTGGATATTTTGTGCGTATACGGAACTGACCAAGAGAACCTACCCCAATCGTCTTCCGGAAACCAGTCCAACCAAGTCTTAATCGTGGTAGTACGAAGCTGAGGATTGGTATTTCTGATAATCGCCCACCTACTTTTGCGTTTGCCATCTGGTGATTTCTCCTGCATTAAGGCTCGTCTGAATACTTCTACACAACAAGCCACTGATTTACCTGAGCCAACTGGCCCTCTTAATCCTCTGAAGAAAGTTTCATCTTTTAAAAAAGACTTAGCAACTTCCCCATCAGGTTTGTATTTAAAGTTGGTCAACTCTCATATCCTTGCCGACTTTGGTTAGTCTTTCAATAACATCAGGTGCTATTGCTGCAATCATTTTGTCTGCTTCATAATCAGTACAGAACTGTTCGGGATAATGTTTAAAGTGTACTTGCTTAACAACTATACGAAGTATGTCTCTGTCTTCTTTGTTAAGCTTATGAAGTCTCATTTAACAACTCGTGTTATATCATTAACCTGTTTCTTCTGCAAACAACGGCAGTACTTATTATAAAAATAATTACTTATCTTATTAAAAAATCTAAAAGTTTCAAAGTAAATGTTAATCATTGTCCATCCTATTGGTAAGAGCGAAAGCTTCTCGTTTTGCTTGCAATCTTTTTGGGCTGTTTAGATACTTGTTTATTTCTTCTAACTGCTCTGCGTTTAGCAGCCGTAGTGGATTTGTATTCAGAGTCAGATAAAACTTTAATTGCTTTCTCAGGTAGATAACGTTCGCCTGTTGCTTTACTCCCTTGTGTACTAGGTTTACCACTTTTGGTTCGCCATTTTTGTTTAGTCCAAGCACGAAGAGACCTCTGTGTTTTCTTTAACGCCATTTGTTATTAATCCATTTAACTGTTGCATAAACACCTAAACCTAAAAAAATATAACTGATTCCATCAAACCAAGACATCTCATGTAAGACTGTGACTAGGTCTGCTGTTATCCAGTCCATTAGGAAGTATAACCCCCACCCTTAGATTTATATTGTTTGGCAAGCATCTGTGCTTTTCGTGCAGACCATTGCCCGGGTCTACCACCCTTGCCACCTGCCTTGATCCTACGAAAGATAGCTTTCCTCATAGTAGGTTTAGTATAATTACCTGCAGCATTAACAGCCATTACTTTTTCTTTTTCTTCATAATCTTTTTCTGTAAAGCAGCAGGCAATGTCTTTTGCTTACCAGTCATCTTCTTTGCAGGTGGTCTGCCTTTAGTAGAACCATACGTACCCTTACCCATTGGCATAATAATTCTCCTTTATGTTTTGTTTTCTTTTTTAGATGCTTCTTTTCTTTTAATCTCTTCATTATACATTTTGCTTTTAGCACGTGCTATTAGACCTCTGATATATTTTTTTCTTTCACGAGTTTCTCCATCAAGTTTAAAATCATCAACTTGCATTACCATCTTGTTAATATCTTCAGCTTCTTTTTTGTCTGCACGTTTGTTCGCTAAGTAAGCATTTATTGATCTGAGAGGAGTATTTAATAAACTTAATTTTTTAGTTTTCTTTTTTCTCTCGGCTATCGCATCTTTCATTGCTACCATGATTAAGCCTTTCCTTTATTTCGTTTAGATATTGCCCTAGCCTTTGACTTAGCATCACTAGAACTCGATGCACCCCATGCTCTCAGGGATAATAACTTCCTTGTAGGTTTACCTTTGGAATCTCTATCAGGACCTTTGTTGCCTGCCATCCTCGCTAAGAAAGATGCACGCCTTGGATTGTCTCCACTCTTAACAGGTGCTTTCAATGTGCCTTTCTTATAAGACGCACGACCCTTTGCGTTTAATCCACCCTTGGGATTCTTGCCTGCTTTTCTTGTCCATGCCGGTGTTGCCATAGTTTAGTTATCACTTATGTTGTTTGATGGCTCAATGCACAAACGAACCTTTTGAGCAAATAATGTTTGTTGTAGTCCCCTGCCATGGTGGGGTGTCGCAGTTTTTACCCCCCTACCCCTCACCTAGGTCTATGGAAACACGAATCTCCCCTGCGTGGAGATGCATCTGCTTATCGGGAGCCTTAAAGCCTGCCCTGTCAAGAATGTCTTTACTAGCTTCTAGCTGTACGTACTCAGACTTGGCTCCCTTAGCCAATGCTAGTACCCTTTGACTAGCTATCGTAGCACTCAATCCTATAGTCTCTGTTATCCTAGACATCATATACTGTTGCACATGGGGAAGTCTCAAAGTCTTGCTAGCCGTCACTCTCCCACTTTCACCCTGTGCGTATCCTGCCTGTAGGCTAGCTTCTTTGATACTACAACCATTTGCTACGAGTGTATCCACTAGCAATGTCTGTTTCTTAGTCAATTTACGTTCTTGTAGCATCGAGAAACCCCCCTGTAATCCCCCCTTTTAACCACGCTACAAGAACTATTGTCAATGCACAAATGCTCATCTTATTCTCACTCATGCACAACTCATTCACAACACTCTCTTTGCTTGCACTTAGCATTTGCTCTTGTGACGAGTCCATTGATAAATCAATGCCTTACTAAAGTTGTTTACGTTCTTCCCGTCACCTTTGTTTAGCACCAGTGCAATCAACTCCATTTTATGTCTATCACAACTTTATGTACTTACAAGGGTAAACGTTGCGAGTTCCTCGCCCTTGTAAGTATAAGTCGACACTTCTCAAGTGAAAGTGGAGTCGACTTACCTAAGTAGGCAGAAAGCCGTGATCGTCATAATGTCATAAAGATTGCCATGGTGGCAGTCTAAAACAAAGGAGACTTAAGATGAAGAACTTAGTAAAAAACTTTAGTAAAGAATTCGATGCGAATTATGAAGACTCTACAAGACCAAATGCAAAGTACGCAAAGAGATACTCACTACTCTCAATACTAGATCAACTACAATGGGTAATCTCAACAAAACATAAAGACGCTAGTAACTACCATGCACAAGCAGAAGAGATGCTTTCTACTTCAGCAGGTGACACTTGGGAAGAAATCAAAAGTGGCAAGGTTCAGCTTGTTATGGGTAAAGTCGGTGAGACCATTGGTGCTCCACACTTCGACGAGTACGGCTTTACCAACAAGCTTGACCAACAAGCCACTTGTATTGCAGAAGCTGAGATGCATCAGCAGGTCATGAACTTCTTCAAAGATGTACTTAAAACATCTTGCCAAGAAGATTATGTACCAAAAGCATTACGTAAAGCAAACGCAATGCAATCTAAATCCAACAACAACAAAGCAATAAATAACTTTCAAGCATCCTTAAACAAGGTTGCTTAAGTTATAGGGAGCTTCGGCTCCCTTTTTTTATATCAACAATGGAGAATGACTATGGATAACTTTTTCTTAATATATACTATATACATACTGTTTGTGTTGCTTGGTTTTGCAACATTAGTATTCTCACTATTAGCATTTACATAAAGAAAGGAGCAAAATGTTTTTTGCTTTTGGTATATCATGGTGGTTTATCCATGCTCTATACACAACGCTAAAAGCAAATATTATGCTGTTGAAATTAATCAAACTCTATAAAATAAACAATCAAACCATTTAATATAGGAGATAACAATGGATGGAATAACAACACACTTAGCACCTTATGATTTCCCAGTGGAGGTCGTGCCTCTCGTAGCAGTACGTGAGATTCAAGATGGATGGAAAGCAATCGAACATCCAGTACCCAAGAAGATGCAACAAGCTATCGTTCGTACCGACACAGGTGCAGTACTTGGTACACATGGTGGTGCATACCAAATGATACGTCATGGTGAGGTCGTCGACAAGATGGAACAAGCTGCACGTAATAGTGACAGACTGTCTCGTGACTACACACATACACAACAAGTCTATGAGAATGGTGCCAAGTTACGTGGCACTATAGCCTTCAATGACTTAGTTATTGAGCCTCAAGTTGGTGACTATATCAAGTTCCACGTAGACTATACCAACTCATACGATGGTGCTTGGTCTATCATGATCAAGGCCGAGGGTTACAGACTATGGTGTAGCAATGGATGTGCTAGTCCAAAAGCATTATCATTCGATCGTAACAAGCATACATCAGGCTTCAGCTTGATAGGTACGCAAGGTAAGATTGATCGTGCTATCACCGGGTTCTTTGATAGCGAGGGTATCTGGCAGAAGTATGCTACTCAACCTGTTAGTATGGTAGAGGCTGAGACATTCCTCAAGGCTACCATATGTAAGCGTAGTTCCAACACTACTATGGTCAAGGTCAATGAAACTAAATTAGAAAAGCTAATGGGTTTGTATCGTAATGAGACATCCAAGCTAGGTCAGAACAAATGGGCATTGTATAATGCTATGACTTACTGGTCATCACATACACAAGATGCAGCACATCCACACAGAGCAGAAATACTACGTCACAGTGAAGTATCCAAAGCTATACAGACTAGTAGGTGGGATGGCATTGGTGTCATAGATGTAAAGGAGTTAGCATAATGGAACAGAAAGATGAAGATACTATTGCATTACATTGGTCTACAGAAGATGTAATGCAACAATGTAATTGGTTAACAAAAGATCAAGCACGAGATGTTTTGCATACATGCTTACATAAACATGATGCAAGCATTGGTCTTAACTGGGATGTTATAGAATGCGTAGCAGAAAATAACTACCCAGAACCAACATAATTCCCTCGAGGAATACCTTACACATCAAGGAGTACCACTGGTTAGATCGGGTCTGAGGTATGTAAACGTGAATCAACACTTGATAGATCAATAGGAGTTGCTTCCTGTCAGCAAGAGTCTTGATGTGTAAGGACTAATCACAACACAACAAAGGAGAACACAATGGTAGATTCATACCAAGAATATCTATGCTCACTCATTGGCATGTCATGTGACAAAGAGTGTGATGCAATCAACATAGCAAACGCAGTGTGTGAAATTGCAACGTCATTACACAAACCAAGCTTTGTAGAGCAGACGAAAAAGGAATGGCATACGTGGCAAGAGCAACCTATGCTAGAACATTATGGTGTAACAGATAAGATAAAGGAGTGTAGCTATGAGTAGATACAAAGATCAATGCATCGAAGTCGAAGAGAAGTTTGGTGCATACCTAACCAACGACGGCATGACAAATCAACAAGCACTCAATGCTATCAGCAAAGAGTACGGCACGTCACATGCATTTGCGTGTGCTACATTATTAAAAGAATGGAATGCCGACGATAAATAATACTTGATCATGTAGCATATATGCAGTACTAATTTTATATGGTGTTGTGCAAGTATATAAATCAGCTACAAGATATAGCTTCTAAGAATGATGTACGTCTTAAAGATATGTTCATTGTTGCAGGTGTACCTACTAGTACATACTATCGTGCAATAAATGGGATGGACTTAAGATTTGATACAGCAGAAAGAATACTCAAAGCGTTCAGACATGTTCAACTACAGAGCGACTCCAGTTCCAATCAATCCTAACTGGAAAGAATTGGTGTCGTCTTTAGTAAATAAGCGTAACCAAATGCAACTGTCACAAGAAGCATTAGCTTATAAAATTGGATGTGCTGATAGCCTGATAGGTAAGTGGGAAAGATACGAACGCTTGCCATCAGGCTTTATGCTTTTAGATTGGATCGAAGCACTTGATTGTAAGCTAAAAGTTCAATGATCAAATGCGATGTGTGTAGTACACACACGAAATACTTTACGAAAGTAAAGGGCAGTCGAACTTTCTTTGTCTGCTTTAGTTGTAAGGAGAAATCAAATTGGCAAGCACGTCTAGCAGAAAAGGAACATATCACGAGAACTTCTTTGTCAAGCTCTTCAAAGCGTGGAAGATCAAAGCAAAGCGTCAGCCTCTTAGTGGAGCGTTGGGAGGCGAATATAAAGGCGACCTCGTCGTCGAACTCAACGGACAAGAAATAATAGTCGAAGTAAAGTATCGTAAGAATAGCAGCTTCCCATCCCCATTCACAACAATGATCAACCGGGATGCTGTTATATATAAGAGAGGTGGTAATGCAGAGCCAAGATGGGTAATGTTTTTATCAGAAGAAACAGTCAAGAAACTATGGAGAAAGAAATGACTTTACAAAAATCAGTGCTACAAGAATACGATAGAGAACTAGAACTAGTGCAACGACATGTGCTAGATTTGTTTTGGGAGTATGATCGTATGTCATCAAGTGGACAAAGTTCACTTAATAAATTAGCCAAGTTAGTAGAAGTACCTACTGAGATGGAGATACAAAAGGATTGGAAGCAATACATGGCAGACACGGCATAGATATGTCGTTCCGTAATATCCAAGGTATCTTGGATGCTGATGTTGGTGATGCAGTAGCCAAGCTTGTGCTACTAGTAATCAATCATCATGCCAATCAAGATACCATGATTGCTTTCCCTTCAATCAAAACGATTGCTATTAAATGTAACCTCAGTGAGCGTACTGTTATACGTAAGCTTGAGTACCTAGTAGATAAAAATTATTTAATACGCAAACGTCAGGGTAAGAATCAAGTCAACATATATAGAGTACGGAAGTGTCAGCCTGTCACTATGGAAGTGACAGAGTGTCACGTGGAGGGTGTCAGTGTGTCACACGAACCTATAACTAACCAACCATCTAACAAAGTAGGCAAGACAAATGGAGTTACAGTTAAGCAAGAACAAAAAAGCACAGGCTTTACAAAGCCTAACAACTACAAGTCCAAGGGAAGTAGAAGCAAGAGTTCTTTCTTCTTTGGAATCAATTCTAAATTACAAGGAAGAACTTAATCCAGACTTCAGTGTGCGTGGATACAAGCTTGTCAGCAAACCAAAGGCTGATGAATTAGAGAAAGCTTTGAATGTTATGGCCTTTGCCATGACACCCATGCCACAAGAACACATGGAGCAGGAGTTACTCAAGTGTATGATGGTCATGGTCAAGCCATCACAAGAAACCAAGGAAGATATTGCCATGCGTATACGTCTGATTGCACGTGGCTTGTCTGATTATCCTGCTGATATATTTTTGTATGCAGTCAAAAGCGTTTCGCATACAAAAACATTCTTCCCTAGTCTTTCTGAGTTCAGAGACGCAGGAGAATGGAGGTATCAAAAGCGAGTAAAGCTACTCGATATGATACAAAACGCAACAAAACGATAAGAAACTACTAGTATTTACTGCAATTATGCAGTACAATATATTCAAAAAGGAGAACACAATGAATGTAGTAAACTTAAAACCACCTGTCCGTGATCCAAAATGGAGAATGGGATTCATTGGTGGGTCAGATGCAGTCAAGATTATGAGTGGTGACTGGCATCCACTATGG